GTGCATCAACCCCACCAACCCAAATGAAAAAAGGTGGGGTGACCTCTTCGGCTTCTAAACGTGCTGACGGTATTGCCCAGCGTGGTAAAACTCGCGGAAAGATGTGCTAATCATGTCTGATTCAAAACAAGCAGCAATTGACGCAGAAGCTCTGGCAAAAAAAGCTAGAGAAGAAGCGCGTTCCGGCGGCACTGATGCGCCACCTACGGATGCTATGAAGCAGACAATGGCTGATGAAAAAATGAAGAAAGCAGCGGAAAAAGCGCCGACTACTAGGACCGAAATGGGCAAACGCTTTAAGTCCGGTGGTGTAACTCGTGCTGATGGCTGCATCACAAAGGGCCACACAAAAGGCCGGATGGTGTAAACATGATGTCCAGCCGTGGCATGGGGGCCATCAACCCCAAGAAAGTGCCTAAAGCCAAGGTCGTAAAGATGGCTGGCGGTGGTTTGTATGCCAACATCGCGGCTAAGAAAAAACGTATCGCGGCTGGTTCTGGTGAGAAGATGCGTAGCGCGGGCGAGGCTGGCGCACCCAAGAAGGGTGACTTCGCCAATGCGGCTAAGACGGCTTCGTACAAAGATGGCGGGTCTACAGTCAACGCAGCAGGGAACTACACCAAGCCTGAGCTACGCAAGCGCATCTTTAACGCCGTGAAAGCAGAAGCTACAGCAGGCACAGGCGCAGGGCAATGGTCCGCGAGAAAAGCTCAAATGGTGGCGCAGCGCTACAAAAAAGCAGGCGGTGGGTATCGTGATTAAAAAACCGCAGAAATCCCTCAAAGACTGGGGTGACCAGAAATGGCGCACCAAGTCTGGTAAACCGTCTTCTAAGACGGGGGAGCGGTATTTACCTGAGAAAGCCATACAATCTCTTAGCTCTGCGGAGTACGCTGCGACAACCAAAGCCAAGCGGGCAGGTAAAGCCGCCGGGAAGCAGTTCGTAGCCCAACCCAAAACGATTGCAAAGAAAACAGCAGGGTTTAGATAATGGCAACCACCTCCGGCGCTTCCGCATTTAACCTTGACCTAACGGAATTGGTCGAGGAGGCGTTTGAACGCGCTGGTGGAGAGCTGCGGACTGGCTACGACCTTCGTACCGCTCGACGCAGTTTAAACATCATGTTCGCTGATTGGGCTAATCGCGGCATCAACATGTGGACGATTGAGCCGGGTACCATTACTTTTGTACAGGGGCAAAATACTTACGCTCTGCCGTCTGATACCGTTGACCTGCTGGAGCATGTCATTCGCACGGGCGGAAATGCGGCGGCCACACAGGCTGACTTGTCAATCACCCGGATCAGCGTGTCAACCTACGCCACGATCCCGAACAAGATTCAGCAGGCGCGTCCTATCCAAATCTGGATTCAGCGATACAACGCACAAAGCTCCCCTACGGGTCTGACGTTGAACGGGGGAATTACTGCAACGGCTACAACAATTACCCTTAGTTCTACTGTGGGCCTACCAGCCTCTGGTTTTATTAAAATTGACAGTGAGACCATCAATTACAGTTATATATCAGGAAACATCCTAAACGACTGTTTTCGTGCTCAGAACAACAGCACAGCAGCCGTGCATACCACTGCAACAGCCGTATATTTAGAGCAGTTGCCCGCTGTTACTGTCTGGCCGACACCTGATGGTTCACAGACTTACACATTGGCCTACTGGCGTCTGCGCCGTACTCAGGATGCTGGTGGCGGCGTCAACATCATGGACGTCCCATTCCGGTTCGTGCCTTGTATGGCAGCGGGCTTGTCGTATTACCTAGCAGGCAAGATTCCGGCTGGTTTTGAGCGCATGCCTATGCTAAAGGCGCAGTACGATGAGGCTTGGCAGTTGGCCTCAGATGAAGACCGTGAGAAGGCCGCTTTAAGATTGGTGCCCCGGCAGCAGTTCATTGGGGGCAGTTAATGGGTAATCGGTTTGCCAGTGGCAAAAAGGCAATTGCGGAATGTGACCGCTGTGGTCAGCGCTTTCTTCTAAAGAGATTAAAGAAGGAAATTATCAAGGGGAAAACATTTAATCTGTTGGTGTGCTCAGAGTGCTGGGATCCAGATCATCCTCAGTTACACCTTGGTGAGTTTCCTGTAGATGACCCGCAAGCCTTGAGAAATCCTAGACCAGACAGAAGCTACGTGGCTTCTGGGTTGTTGGCAGATGGATATCAAGGTGAGGGCAGTAGAAACATTCAGTGGGGCTGGTATCCAGTGGGTGGCTCTAGGTTTTTTGATGATGCGCTGACGCCAAATCTCTTGGCTTTGGGTGTGCAAATTGGTACAGTTACGGTTACCACATAAGGAGTGAAAGATGGACGCAAAGAAAGCAGTGCGGAAGCACGAAGCAAATATGCACCCCGGCCAAGCGCCGACCAAATTGCGTGCGGGTGGCAAGACCAACGCCGACATGCTCAAGATGGGCCGTGGCTTGGCTAAAGTAGCTAACCAGAAGTCTTCTGGACGGAAAGGCTAATCATGGCTAAATACAGCAAGAAAATTGGCGGCAAAGAAGTTGGTGATGCCAGCGTTTATGCTGAACCACACACTATGACCGGTAAAACCGTAGCTGCGGAAACTAACCCGGGTAGGCCGCCGAGCTACAGCAAGCTGGACTCCTACAACGTGAGCCTTGGTGCTATTAGCAAGTCTGCTGGTGAGCAGCCAACCAAAACCTCGGGCATTAAAATCCGTGGCACAGGTGCGGCTACCAAGGGCGTGATGGCTCGTGGCCCAATGGCGTAAAGCATGACATACACCGAGCTTGTAGCGGCGATTCAGTCGTACACGGAGAATCAGTTCCCTGCCACAACTCTGGCGGATAACACCACTGTGTCCAGCACAACACAGATTAACACTCTGATTGAGCAGGCGGAGCAACGCATCTACAACTCGGTGCAGTTCCCCTCTATTCGCAAGAATCAGTTCTCGGTGATAACGGCAAACAACAAGTACATATCTTTACCGAACGACTTCTTGGCTGTGTATTCGTTGGCCTTGGTGACAGGCGTTACTAACGCAAATTTAGACACCGGCACGTACGAATATCTGCTCAACAAAGACGCAAACTTTATCCGGCAGGCGTACCCAAGCCCAAACGAAACAGGCGAGCCAAAATACTACGCTTTGTTCGGGCCAACAATTGTCAGTTCAGCAATTACAAACGAGCTATCACTCATCCTTGGCCCAACGCCGGATGCTGCGTACTACGTGGAATTGCACTATTACTACTAGCCCGAGTCGATTACAACCGCCTCCTCTGGTCAGACATGGCTGGGCGACAACTTTGACACGGTGCTTCTTTACGGCAGCTTGGTTGAGGCGTACACGTACATGAAGGGCGAGACCGACCTGGTCACGCTGTACAACACCAAGTACAACGAAGCGCTGGCTCTGGCTAAACGTCTGGGTGATGGCATGGAGCGTCAGGACGCATACCGGTCTGGTCAATATAGACAGGCAGTCACATGACCATAGCCCAGACATCGACGACCAGCTTCAAGGTGGAATTGCTTCAGGCGGTTCACAACTTTGGCCCAACGTCGCCAAACACGTTCAAAATCGCCCTGTATACGGCAGATTCAGACATCGGCCCAGCAACAACCGCATATACAGCGACTAACGAAGTGGTTGGGACAGGTTACACGGCGGGCGGCAACACGCTTGTTATCTCTACAGACCCAACCTCGGGTAACAACACCGCAAGTATCCCCACCGCGTTCGTCAGCTTCTCAAATACGTCTTGGGCCAGTTCATCAATTACGGCTCGTGGCGCTCTGATCTACAACAGCACACAGGGCAACAAGTCCGTGGCGGTGCTGGACTTTGGTGCGGATAAGACTACAGTCAACGCCACGTTTTTAATCACCTTCCCCGCTGCCGACGCTTCCAGCGCAATCGTACGAATCTCATAAGGACCAACATGCTTGTAACCACAACCAAAGGCGACATGGACGACTCTCTGCTTGAAAAGCGGGACGGCACAGTGGATAATGACAA